CAAAATTAGGTCATAGTCAATCATGCTGAAATCTCCATCAAAATAATTGAGGACGGAACGCTGAACGCTTGAACTTTTACTGAAGCGCTTGCGGTTGCGTTGGCAAATTGGGTTTTATATACCAAGGCTGTAGTGCTTGCTGGACTATCAAGCCACATTATTTGTGTAGAAAAAACGAGGTTTTGTGCTGAATTAGTTGAACCTAGGCTGTCTGTTGTAACAAGCGTTGTAGCGTCGCGCAATAATTTAAGATTAAGTGCATTGTTGACGCTTGCTGATGTTTTGTAATTTTCTAGGTGACTTGCAAAAACAAGAATTTTGCTCGTTGATGATTGCGGTGTAATTGTTGCCGTCAAACCCGTATCAACATATGAGGTTACGGAACTCGAAACCTCGGTTGCGTATGTTGCAGACACAACCTGCAAAACGCGAAAAGCGCCGCGTAAGGCGTTTTGTTGTGCTGCGGTCAAAACCTGACCAGCGGTAAATGATGCTGGAAGTGTTGTCGGTGTAGCCATAATTGTTCCTTATCCTAAAGCATTCTGTGCGTCAAGTGTGCCATACACCGCGTTATCTAAAATTAACTCATACACAATTACCGTAGGGGCTGTGTAATAGGTAACCCTATGTCCGTTTACAAAATCTAGGCGATGCTCGATGCCCTCTACGCTTAATTCTTGGGCTACTTCACCGCCGGCAATGGTGTTGGTTATGGTGATCGTGTCGCCGATATCTACTAGGGCTAGGTTTTCGCGCTGTGCTGTGGTCAACATTAGGTAATCGGTTTGTACCCCGGTAAACGTGGCGTCGGGTTCCCCAACTAGCAGGTAACTGGCAAGCGTGGCAGCTGCCGCGTCATTGTGTAGCAGGCTGTCACCGATGCTTACGGTTTGAATTAGGTATTTTGCTTGGCTGGCTAGATCGTCGGCAACCTCGGGGCTTGTAGCGCCTAGGTGTTGCACGCTGGCGCGGTTCACGATCTGATCGGCGTTATAGGTTATGGCCAAATTGTTGTACGGGATGTTTGTACCGTCATCGTGAAAATCGGCTACCGGTGCGCTTAGGGTATTGCCTACTCGAGGGTCACTATTAAGCACCCCTGCCCGTGACATAAAGATACGGCCCTGCTCGGCAGCCTGTATTTGGTCAATGTAAGCCTTTACGTTTGTGCCACCAGCAACCGTGTAGGCAGCTGCCCCACCGAGGGTTTGTGTGCCAGTGGAAATGTCACGGCTTGAAGCCGGGTAAGCAACCTCGGGTAAATCCAATACTGCCGATAGCCGGGCGCTACTTAGTTCCTCGGATACGTTAAATTCATTCATTACGGTTTGGGCTAGTAAATAGAAATCGTCAGCGCAATAAACGGTAACGGTATTGTTTCCGCCTAATTCATACGAATAGTCATAATTGACGATCTGCCCAACGAACAACGCTATAAAAGTGTTGGTGCTGTCGTAACGCCCAAACGAAACTCGACGCAATGGCGCAAGGGTAAACTGCCCTGCAGGGTCTACAAACGGGCTAGACGTGTACAGAGGGTTTAATATCCCGCCTGCCAAATTGTCATCGAGGGTAAACGTCATGGTGCCGGCGCTGAACTGATCGCCTATTTCCCTACGCCCACGATTAATGCTAATGCCTTTGCTGTATTCCATCATTGAGGCAAACTCGGTTACACCATCTAGCACGTACTCGGTGCCATCTAATAGGCCACGCGTTGCGCTATCCAAAGTAAAAGCGTTAAGCATAAACCCGGTATCTATAAATAGTTCATAGTCCCCGCTGGCAACTACTGAGGTAGCCATTACGCCACCGCGATATTTGCCGGGCCTGCAGCCCTGTTGTAAGCACGTATTGAGTTAATAATTACCTCGCCAGTTTGCGCGGTAGGCACAAGGGTAGACAAGTTAATAGTTATGTCACCGCCGCCAGCAATGCCGTAACTTTGCCCGGCTGGTAATGGGCTAACTGAGGCAACCTGAGGGCGTGTTATTGCTTCGCTGAAACCCGCGCTAATGCCTTTAATGTCAGCAATTTTAAGGCCTTTTTGTTTTAGGCGTTTTTGTGCTTCCGCAAACGCTGCCTCGACACCCTGCAAATATGACTTAGCGTTATCTACGCCAGCGCCAAACCATGCGGTAGCAGCCTGTTGCCCGATGGTTGCAGCTGCGTTATCTGCAGCCATAACTAAATCGTTGGTTTCTTTAATTGCATTAACACCGCCAGCGATCAACTCGGCTGCAATGGCCGCGCCGCTTTCCCCGCCAGCGTCAAGCACGGCCTGTAATGCCTCTTGGCTTAAGCCCATTTCCAATAGCGTTTTAACGTCGTTGCCGTACTTGACTACGCCGGCTACCTGATCGCGCAAGCCCTGTAAAAATCCTAGGCCTGTTTCATCGCCAGCCTCTTTAGCGTCAGCAAACGAAAACGCGTCTTTAATGCTGTCGCTTACCTCAGTGGCAAAATCGCTAAACGCTGTTTGCGCGTCTATTAACTGTGTTTGTGCGTCGGCTAGAGCGGCTTCTAAATACTTCTTTAACGCGTCGGCGGCTTCCTTTACTTTGTCTGCCATGCTCTTAGCGGCGCCACCCGTTTTTTCTAGTTGGTCAGGTAGTGGGCCAAGGCCCTTGTTTATTTCGCTGAGTTGCGGGCCAAACGGTTTAATGGTTTCTACGCTGGTTTTGGTTGCAGCCTTAAACGCCATGAACGCGCCCGCTGCAACTACAAGCCCGGCAGCAATAGCGGCAGCACCAACGCCAATGGTTAGCGCGGTGTTAGCGGCTGCAGCTGAGGCGGCTAGTGACCAGTTAAGCGCGGTGGTTACCACGGTTACAGCGTTGGCAATTACTTGCGCGGCCTTAAATCCGATAAGCGCGGTAGCGATAGCAGCAATGGCGGTGCCTACAGCCATGAGGGTACCTACGTGATCTTGCGCCCAATTACCAAAACTAATGAGGTATGGCAGTACGGCCTCAACGGCTGGCAAGATAGCCAACCCGATTGCTTCGGCTGCTTCACTTAACGCGACGTTTAAGCGCTTAAATTTGCCCTCGGCTGTGTTGGCTGCAACGGCTGCCGAGCCGCCAAACGTGCGCGACAATTCAGCCATAACCTCATCGAGGCTGGCACCGTCTTTAATCATTGAGTACAACTGTGGCGATAACTGGCGCAACGCTTTAAAGTTGCCGCCATACGCTTTGCTTAACGCGTCGCTTACTGTTGCTAGGTCTGCACCTGTGCCGGCTGAAACGTCGAGCGCTAATGCAAGTGCATCGTTAGCCTGTGCAACGTCTTGCGTACCTAAAACGAGTGAGGCCATCGCGGGGCGTAACTGATCGTCAGCAACACCGGTAGCCATAGCCATAGCACTAATTGACTTTTCGGTAGCGCTAATTTGTGCGTCGGTTGCACCTACGACGTTTTGCAATGTCTTTGCTAGTTGGGCTTGCGCGGCGCTGTCCTCTATGGCGGCTTTAACGCTGAAACCAGCAGCCGCGGTGAGGGCACCCATGGCAGCAACGGCAGGTATAAACGCTTTGCCCGCAATGAACCCGGCACGCTCTGAGGTGGTTTCTAGTTTCTTTAGTTGCGTTAAGGCTTTAGCAAACCCGGTACCGTCAAGGCTTGAAATAATCGGTATGTTAATTGCCACGGTTAAAACCTAATTTCATATTGGTGCGCCGGGCAACGTCGTTAATTACTAATTCTACTTTGGCTTCTACTGCTTCACGGTTATTAGTAACTGCTTTGTCAATGGCTCGAGGCTGCTCGCCTACCTCAGCGTTTAGGTTGGTAACAAACATGCTCTGTGTGTTACGCCCGGCATGGTCATAGATCGCGCCAGCTGCGTTGGCCTGTTGGATAACCATTAACTGATAAGGCTTACTGCCGTATACCACCTGCTCGGTATGGGTTACTACACCATCGGTAGTGCGGTTGTAATTCACGTAGCGCTCTTTGCTGGCGCGTACCCCTACTTTGACCTTAAAGCCTTTTTTAACGGCGTCTGTACGCCATTGGGTGTTACGGCCTTTAATGAGGTTGCCGCGGCGCATACCGCTTAACGGTTCGCCTGTGCCTTTGCTGTTATCAAAATGGGAAACCATGCTGCGAGCCTCAGCAATAATAACCTCACCGGTGCTCTGTATTTGTTTTGTAATCTCTTTGCGATACTGAGGGTCAAAATCATTTAACGCTTTTAACGCCTCTTTAATACCGTCAATTTGCGGAATAGCCGAGCGCGACGCCATTACCTACCGCCACGTTGCTTATTAAGTATTTCTATGGTGGCGTTCATATCGTCTAACTCGAATGATATCTCACTAGGCCAAAACCCTGTAGCCACTAAAATTTCGGC